GTTCTGAGCGGTTCCGGTTGTAGCCAACCCAAAAGGCTCTGCCGCAATTTGAGCAGGAGTTCTAGCAACCCAAGAATTTGTAGCCGTACAGCCTAAAATGTCCCCTGCCGTCCCGTTGGGTAAAGACCCTCCTCCTCCGGGTAAGTTCTGATAAGTGGTAGCACTTACTGTAGCAACAGTTATAGCACTAAGTTCGACAAAGCTTTTAGCATTATCGTTAGCGTCATACCCTACCCCTAAAGGTATGTTATTGCTCGAATAGTATTCACACGCCATTATATTAGATTAAGATTTAGTTCTTATAGCGGGAGGGATCAGGTCTCTTAGGCTTTTTATCTTCTTCCTCAAACTCTTCCTCATCTTCCTCTGCAAATTCCTCTTCTTCTCCCTCATCTTCTACGAAGTCTTCGTCTTCCACTTCTTCGCCTTCCATTTCCTCTTCTTCAAATCCTTCCTCAGGCTCTTCTTCCCCTAACAGATCCTGAAGCATACTTTCAATATTAGACAGTTGAGCGGTGAGATCATCTTGGCCCATTTCTGGAACTTCTTCTTCTTCCTCTTCAGCCGGAATATCTAAGCCTTCCTCTGGGGGCATTTCATCTTCCATACCTTCCTCTGGGGGCATTTCATCTTCCATACCTTCCTCTGCTTGAACCTCGTCTGCAACCTCTTGAGCGTCGGGCATTATTTCTGAGGGACCTTCTTCACCACTTTCCATTGGGTCAGGTGAACCTAATGGGTCACCCCCATCCAGAGGCGTATCTAAACCCTCTGGGTCTTCCCCAGGAGACACAGCAGCTTCAGGAGGCATACCCGCTTCAGGAGGCATACCCGCTTCAGGAGGCATACCCGCTTCAGGAGGCATACCTTGCGCCCCTGAAACTAACGGTTGAATCATCTTTAATACTTGACCAATTTTACCAAGATCGTCTGCAACTCTATTAAAGTCCAGGTAACTAGTAAGACTGGTTTCGTTTAATACCTCGGAGTAATCAGCTTCCGTAAAGATTTCGTTGAGGAATTCTGCTAAGTCAATAGCCTCCGCACCGTTCTTAAGTTTAAGGCTATTTGCAAGCTCAAGCAGCGATTTGCGAACTATTGAGGACTTAGGAGCCTCATTAGCAATACTGGTTAGAATGTCTGCTTCACTAAGGATAAGGTTCCTAAAGGTAGGAACGTCTTTAAGGTTCTTTACATTAACCCCATACTTTTCATTAAGAATATTTAAAACATGAACCCTGACTGGCTTCTTCATTTCATATATCTTACTGACAAAAGAATTTACATCTCTGTTTGTAATCTTTACTTCACTTAGGCTCAGAGAGTTATGAATTAAGTTCCCTATTTGCTTCTTAGTAGCAAGAGCGAAATAAGGAGCATCACAAACTAAAGCAGCTACCTTACCACGAACGGCATCATCGTCTGACTCGAATACCATTTCTGACAGTTCATGCACTGTGTTGTTGTCAATCCAAATGTTGTCAAACATTTTCTTAGTTTCCAACAGTTCCTTTTGAACCAATTCTTGCCTGCATAAGTGCTCATAGACACTAGAGTTACCCTTAGTCACTACTTCGAACATCCTTTCTTCCTTAAGGTTCTCAATGGTCTTTTTAGGGAGATTAAACGACTTTGCGACCACCGTCACAAGCTTCATGCCGTTTCGGATTGATGTCTTATTGCAGAGATCTTTATTTTCTTTTAGGAACGTAACAATATGATCCTTAATCTCAGCAGTTCTTTTAAACTGGTTAGAAGATATGATCTTTGTGCTATCACCAAATCTTGCAGTCTTCTCCTGCAATCTTACCTTTACACGGTTAAAGGAAAGCTTTGTTTCGTATAAAGAAAGTATGTTATCAAACGTGTTCTCAGCAGTGGAGTAGTCATTCTCTAGTAAGTCTGCAAGCAGTAAAGATACTTTCTTATCTGCCACTTCCTCAAAGGAACTCTGATCTTCTAATACAGAAGAGTCTTCCACTACAATATTAGTAAGCTTTAGTGTAGGTTTGTGGGAGTAATTACCCGAGATAACAGAACCGTTCTCTGTAATGTAAGTAGCCTTTCCTTCATCTACATGAAAGAGTTCTACATTTTCTCTTAGAGTTCTAGCCAAGTAATCTCCTAGCTTTAGAAGATTGCTAAATTCTTTTCCACGATTCTCAATAAGGTTTGTTAACATAACTAATCCAATATATCAATTTTATTTAGCTTAAATTTGAAGCTTACATTTGTTAAAATAAATTAACTAAGTTTTCTGTCTTCTAAAATTCTCAGTAATTCGTCATCACACTCAGCCTCAATAGCCATATCTTTCATATTTTCAATGTCTAAAGACTCCATTTGACGAGGAGGGGTTTCACCTGGAGCCGCAGGAGGTGCCCCTTCCATTGGAACCTCAGGTGCCATTCCTGGTGCCATTCCTGGGGCCATTCCTGGGGCCATTCCTGGATCCATTCCTGGAGGAGGCATACCCATCTCTGCCGCTTTTAGTTGAGCATATACAGGATCATTCATTTCTTGCTCAAGCTGATCCTTCATTTCTTCAATTTGGTGGTCGGTCATCTGGTAGTAATCTTTTAATATCTTAGCTATAGGGAATATCCCTAAGGCTTTAACTTGACCAACTACCATAGCCTTTTGCTCATCTAACCCAAGTTGACGCTGCTTTGCCATGTCACTAGGAGCAGGTAACTTTACCTTTAGACTCTCAACTAATACATTAGGAAACCCTTTTAAAGTTAAATGTCTCTTTGCGATAGTTTCAATCCCAATCTCAATCGACTTTTGGATTCTACCAATAACTCTGGCGAACTTAACGTCCAGTTGAGCGAGGTTAGCTTTCTTCTCTGGGGCCTCATCTTTTTCTACAATGTAATCCTTCGGAACCTTAAGGGCAGCGAGCAACTTATCTCTAAAGTATTTAACATCATCGACTTCTCCTAAGTTATCAGCCCCTCTAAGGGTATCAATCTTAGTGCCGCTTCCCTGACCATTAACAGCAATGTAGAAGTCTTCGTCAGCAGCCAAAGCATTGAAGTTTTCTTCGATGTTCCCCGACTGTGCATTAAAGCTCTTTTTCTTTTTGAACTTATCCATCTGCTTCTTAATATGCATTTCAGCTTTAGAAGCAGGTAGTGAACCCGTATCGATATAGAAGATACGACGTTCAGGAGCGCGTACCAGACGATAGATAAGCATTGCGTCTTCCATCATCTTGAGGCTCTTATAAGTTACTCTTGCGGAATGTGCAACGCTCTTACCATAAGGGTAGTGGGAAGGGTCAGACGTATGAAGTCTTAGGTGGATTAATTGCCCTGGGTCCAGGGGTAAGTGCTTGGTATCATCTAGGGTAGGTCCTACGCCACCATAACTAGTCCAATCGTTTTTCTTGGGTAGCTCTTGAATAAATTGTCGCAGGTAACCAAACTCATCCTCAACTCTAAAGATAAAGTTAGGGTTTAGAATCTTAATCCTTTGAATACCTCGTTTGGCTTCGTTTAGATCGATGATCGTTTCAAGGAAAATATCCCCATACTTGCAAGCATTCCTGGTTATGTCCCAGAGATATCGATCCAAGTTAATGTTATCGAACATGTCCGCGATTTCTTCTCTGACCATTTCATTATCGGTCACAATATCCCATTTAGTACCGTCAATGTTTTCTTGGGTGCAGTCATCTGCGTAAATATCAAAGGCACTACTAATCTCAGGATAACCGTCCATATCCTCATATTCTTTATACCTTCTCTTCCTCTCATACTCTAATTGAGGGATTACAGGGTAATAAGTCTTCTCGTAACCAACCTCCGAAGCAATCTTAACGACATCCTTGTTCTGAACGGCATCCCCCTGTAAGGGCTTGGGGGGAGCGATAGACCGATTTGTGATTGGGTCCACATACTGGTCATCTTTTACATCTTCAATCTCTCGTGCAAAAAACTTACGATAGAACCGTCCAATCATACCCCAAGGTTGATTGTAGGGCTTCGTCGTGTCAGCAAATTCAGTGAATCCTTCGTTTATCTTCCTATCAGCCATTTAATATTCTCTTCTGTGAGTTCTCCGGTGGACGTACCCACCTTATATCTATATGCGTTCTGTATTGCGGGTGGGATATAAGGTTTATCATTATGTTCACTGGATTCTATGAACGAATTCGCTCTTAATTTATTAAAAATATGAATGGCAACAGAGTAAGCCATGATTAAATCATCATGACAGTTAGCGTCCGGCTTGATCTTCCCGGTATCAGGATTTATAACGAAGGTTAAAAGCTCGTTTACAAGTCTTTCTGAGTTGATTAAAACCCTATTAGACCTAATATTATGTTCCATATCGGCAAGAAGGTTCTCTTTATTCTTCTGCGTTATCAGAATGCCAATATCCCTCTTATCGTCTTGAACCAGATTCTCATACTCTAATTCCTCCTTCAGAAAGTATATGAGGTTATTTCCGATACCATTCCTTTCGGGGCATACAAAAGCGGTGTTGTATAGCCTTGCTTCGTCTGATATAATCTTAGCAAACTCATTAATTGGAGTTCTATTAGAGTAAAACTCAGCTACTTGCTTTCCGTTGTATATGTCAATAATGTGGAAAGCTGAGTAATCTCTATCCCTTCCAATAGAAGGATCGGCGGCTAAGACATATTCATGATGGGGTTGAGGATCTTCCCATATACGCATCTTGTTGTTATACCTAATCCAATAGTCCTTATTGCAGTTCTCCTTTAAACTTTTAAGTATTTCTCCGTCAACGTAGGTTTCGCCAGTTCCCAGGAAGTTTGACTCGTATTCCTGTAACCATTCTTTAAATGTGTGTTTCCTGCGTGTAGTATTCTCCCAATCGTCAACGTTGATAGGGGGGTTGTAATTTCTCATCTGATCATACAACCAATCGTATCCTTCATGACGGCGATACTCTGGATGCTGCTGCCATTTAATTCTAATTGCGTGGAACCCATTTGATCCCTCAACAGCCTGTGAATACATCCTATGGAACCAATTACCTATGCCGTTGACAGTAGATAGAACACAAACACGCCCTCCAGTGGACGTTGTTGGCCCCACAGCAGCCCAAATAGTGTCGATGTATTCGATAAAGGCAGCTTCGTCAATAATTAAGAGGGAGGCAGCAAGGGATCGACCACTTTGCTTACCTGAAGCTTTTGATTGAATTGAGGATCCATTCTCTAGAGCTAGCGTATGGTCATTGTTCTTAGTGGTCTTAGGCTGCAACCAGACGGGCAGTTCGTCATACATGAGCCTGATCCTGGATACCACTTCGGTCGCTTCCGCATCACCTTTGGATAGAATGGCAACTTTTTTGTTAGGCTGGAACAGCACAAACCACAAAGCATAGCTAGCCATCAAGGTCGTACATCCCGCCTGACGGAACTTACTTAAAATAGAAAGTCGGTAGTCTTGAAAGTCTCTTAGGATCTTGGACTGGAACGGGTAGAGATTAAACGGGACTAACCCACGCATAGGGTGAACCACCTTAATATAATTGTTAGTGAAATACTCGCAACTATTTTTACATTTTAGAAACTCTTCTTTGATTTCCTTCAGGGTGAGTGTATTATTGGTCATATGATCTATCTAAGTGTATGTACCCGATCAAAGCCCAAGAACAGCAATACCCTTATCTCGCTGTATGATTATAGTCGTAATGTTGAAATAGCGGTCGATGCCCCCTCAATTTACGAGGGTCATAACGCCAATGTTCAGGAGCTTATCAAGAGGCAGACGCTACAAGACGATGACATTATCGTATTTGTACATGACGATGTGGAGATTTTATCCACACCCTCAAAATTCCATAAGTTAATTGAACTAGCTAAAAAACCGGGAGTAGGGTTTGTAGGGGTAGCAGGAGCAACTAACTTCACAAGAGATGGTTCGTGGTGGACATCCAGAAATACAGGGGAGACTAGAGGCTTTGTATGGCAGGGAAATGACGATGAGACAATGACACCCAACTACTTCGGTCCCGCAGGGCAAGTTGTAGTCCTTGATGGATGTCTCATTGCTGCATCCTACAAAACAATAAAAGATATCGGTCTAACCCAGCCAGACTACCTTTCAAGTGGATGGGACTATTACGACATTCACATGACCTTTTCAGCACATTATAAGGGTTATTCCAATTACGTCATACCTATAATGATCAGGCATGAGTCTGCTGGGCAGATGAGAGAGGGCTGGTTTAAAGCCAAAGATGAGTTTATGAAGGAGTGGAATGCTAACATTCCCTGTAGACTTCCTGTAGATAAAACAAACGGATTACCAAAATGAGTTACTTAGTAGATATGTTGATTTGGATGCTTGCCACCTTTGGACTGGCTACTATTATTGTAAATTCCACGATAATGGAACCTTTTAGAGCTAGGATAGAGAAGATTTCCCCTTTCTTGGGTAAGCTAGTGAATTGTATCCTTTGTACCGGCTTCTGGTCCGCAGTATTCTGGTCTTCACTATATTGGAACCCCTTTACTCAATACTCCCCCTTTGAAGTAATGGATGTATTGTTTGCAGGGTGTGTAGGCTGTGCATCCACTTGGCTAATATACCTTAGAGTGTATCCCTTAATGCAAGGGCACTAGAAATACCCTATATAATAATGATGCTAATACGTTTACTATGTGTTGCTCTGCTAGCAACTTCTCTGAATGCCCATGGAGGTCAGTATCGCGGTCCTGGCGACGTAGTCCCTCCGGGTCCAGGAGGAGGGGGTAATACCGGAAGACCGTCTGGACCTACTACGGGGGGGCCTGCTGGTCCTAGTACAGGAAGACCCTCTGGGCCTGCTACAGGAGGTCCTGCTGGCCCTTCGACGGGTGGTCCCACTGGTCCTAGGGGTCCATCGAGAGGACCTACAACTGGCGGCAGAGGAGCCAGCATTGGCCTTGATCTTACTAAGTGGTCCTTCTGGTGGGAATTCAATAAGGATCCCTTTATCCATTTAAAGGATGCCATTCACAGCAAGGGCACCCAGACAGGTTCTGATGACTTCTACCTTGGCAGCACTCGCAAGAGTAACTCACGAAATACCTTAGCCCCTACTAAGGAGGATAGGTTAAATGTTCTTGCAACCCTGCGTAGAGCAATGAAGTCCACTAACAACAAAGATATCATTTCTGCTTGCATGATTGCTATGGCAAAGATTGGAATGGATCATCCCGAGTTCAAGCTGAAGGATGTATTTAAGCCTTACTTGAAGTCTCTTAACCAAGAAGTTAGAGAAACTGCTGCGCTAGCACTTGGGATTGCCGCTCAAACCGAATCGGATGAGCTTGATATCCTAATCGCATTGGCTCTCGGTCAGGAAGTAAAATAGTGAAAAGATTAGCGGTCCTCTCCCTCATGCTACTTGCTAGCTGTGGGTTAGGAGGCAATAAGACCACTAATCATAATGTTACTTATGACTTACCCTCAGATGGTTATGCCGGGATGGATACTATCCATGGTTACCTGGGAGTAAACGAAGAGGGAAATGCCGAGCTTTGGGTTAATACCGTGGACGAGTTTGGAGGTAATTATACCGCTGTTGTAACAGGTAGCACCCATGCTGAAATTGGAATCGTTCGCTACGCTGGATATGGATATTTCAGGATTGAAAGACTTGACCACACAATTGACTATTGGAGAACTACGCTAGTGGTTACCCATGTAGTTAGATTAGATGCCGGTGAACTTGGGATTTACTACATTCAGCTTTAAGCGAGCGGTCAACTTCCCGCGCAGCAATGAGTAACGGGCCGCAAACCAAATTTTTTTAGTAATAGCATAAAGTCCTCCAAAGGTATTTACTCTTCAATTTACTTCTAGATATAGTAAATATACTTGGAACCTTTTCGAAGGAACCAAGGATACTCTTATGCGATCCCAGCCTAGAAGTCTCATCAGCGAGTTAATTGCTGTTGAAGGTTCGATCTCATGGTTGTTAACTCTATCAGAGACAACTGTGAAGTGGAGAGAAGTCCCCACACACGAGTTACAAATTCTTAACGAAAGAGTTAAACTCATGTCAGAAGCCCTAGATGAAATATATCTAAGGATTCATAAGTATGAAGCGGCATGACAATCTTATGGCCCCTAAAAAACCAGACCCCGTTACCTGGGAAGAAATGAAGATTGTCATGTTATTCACTTGCTGGCTTGTTGCAGCAATATTAGTGCAATGGCTATCTGACTGATTTTTGGAAAAGCTAGTAGCCTAAGTAATCCATCAACCCTAACCACTTAGGAGCCGTTGACCTTGGTTGACCTTGCCATTCCACTAGACCCCAGGAGCCATATCGGGTAGAATCGCCCGTAAGGGTGTAATTCATAAATAACCCGCCTCCATTAGCTTCCCATCTAGTGAGATCGTCATAATAAAGTGTACGCATTAAAGGGTCTCTATTCGCAGCAATGAACAGGTTAGTCAGTGTTAGATTGTTCTGAGCCGCACCAACTCCAACAAGATGTTGACCTCCCTCGTAAGCCAGAAGCTTTAGACCACGGATACTCGCATTGGTGTAATTAGGTAGCGTATGCTGTGTGTGATTATTTGCACTGTTATAATTACATGCATTGAGTAGATAGGGGATTGAGAAGGAAGCAGTATTAGGAGAAAGGGTAAGATTACCTAAATACCCTCCAAAGTATGGGGCGACTGCAAAAGCATCCGCGTGCTTGTAGGCATCTTGCCAATCCATGATTTGATTGTTAACCCATGGATTAACACTCTGCCCTGCTAATACTCGGACTAAGTTTCTATCATGTGGCTGATTGTAGCTATTAGAGAATACTTCAAATACTTCAACCGATCTTTGAGAGTAATAAAGCCACCCAGCGTGCCAAGGGGAGGAATGCAAACCTAAAGCTAATCCTTCAGCCTGAGCATATTGAGTTTGCTGAAACTGACTGTTCCAAACCTCATTACTATACTCCAAGTACACTGCTAATGAAGGGTCAAGAGCAACCCTACAAAGTACACCTAAGTAATGAACATACAGATCATCAGCCATATGCGGCACACAAATCCACATATTCTTGCGCGTCTGATTACAGAGTTCAATCATGTATAAAGGATGCACACCCTGATCAGTCGCTTGTGTGTGATTAAAGAAGTTAGTAGCGTCCCACCATGAGATCACAGGGGAGTTATTCGTTCGACCCCAATCCATAAACCTAAGGGTATCAAAGGGTTCTAAGCTCTTGGTGAAATCAGGATGGAAGATTTTTGTTGAATTATCGAAGCCGGGAAGATATACTCTAATATCTTCAATAGGCTGTATGATGTCTGTAATCCTAATCGTAAAAAGCCCATTGCTCGGAACCTGTAAATTAATCTTAATATGACCCTGAGATTGTTGGAGGATTGTTAAAGAACCATTACCCCCTACTCTGGGTTCGACTGTTCCTATACCATTGTAACGTATCGTGTAAACGCCGTCAGGGTATGTAGGAGAGCCATCGGCAAATATGATGGACTCTATCTCCTGATTAGATTGAAGGCTCTGAGGCCAGCCTAGCTCGTCTGTAATGACTGCCGGACCTGTACCCCATACATGAGGATTAGCTTGATGACTGATCCAATCACGAGAAGTCTTAAAAGCATCTACAAATGGCGTTTGTTGATGCCAGTCTTTAACTGATTCTAGGTTAGTTCCTACCGGACTCTGAGGGGAAAGTGCAAGAAGCAAAGATAATAGCATAGTGTTATTATATATGCTGTTATTAGTTTGTTAATTTCACTAATAATATACATAATTGTATGCGGGGGGTTTCAATCAATGTATGCATTCTGGCTACCTTGCTAGGAACCGCCGTTGCTCAACCAGCGTCAACTAACTACAGCCGGGGTTGTGGAGATCCACAAGAGCTTGTACTACGTACTTCGGCTTTTACCCCACCGAGGATAGGCCAAGAATCAATATTATCAATCTATGGACATCGCTCCGTAGCCCATGGAC